AGATCATTATAAATAACAACAAAAGCTCAATGGCATGGCATTAGTTACTGACAAATTTAGAATTTACGCCGCAGAAAGCTTCAGGGATACTTTGTTAACCCAGAATAAGGTGTTTATGTTCGTCGGCAGGGCGAAGACTTGGGGTAGTACAGATGTACCACCTGCAGGTGAACCTATCGATAGTTTTGAGTATCAAACAGGATCATATGCTGATTCCGTTGCCTTTAAGCGTGTAGATATCTCGGATACTGCTTTAGTAGTACCAAGAGTTGACTGGGTTGATCCCACTCAAACAACAGGTGGAGTAGGACGTACATATTCAATGTACAAGCCTGACTATGCACCTTCCAAAACTACTGCCAATGGAGCCACTAGGCTTTATGACAGTAATTTTTATGTAATGAACTCTGACTTTAATGTGTACAAGTGTTTGTACAATGGTCAGGATCCAACCTACCCTAGAGGAAGACCCTCATTGGTAGAACCAACTGGTACATCAACTACAATCATTGAGACTGGTGACAGTCCTGGTGTGTACTCCTATCGTTGGAAGTACATGTACACCATTGATGCTGATAACATTCTTAAGTTTGTTACCTCAGAATTTATTCCTGTATTGACAAACACCTTAGTCCAAGCCGCTGCTGGAGATGGTGCTGTTGATAGTGTAGTTATTGAGAATGCTGGAACTGGTTATAATAACAAAGAGTATACTGATGTCCCTCTCCGTGGTGATTGGGAAATTAATGGTGGAACTCAAGCAAAGGCAACTGTAAAGATAACTTCTGGTTCAGTCGAATCTGTTACTATTACTACTGCTGGTTCTGGATATACTTTTGCATCAATCGAAGTTGCTTTAATTCCTAACGTTGGAAATGGTAGCGGAGCAAATCTTGATGTTGTTATTCCTCCTTCTGGTGGACATGGAAAGAATGTTGTTAGAGAGTTAGGTGCTTATCGCCTTATGTTTACTAGTAAGTTAGAAACTTCTAGTGCATTTATTGATTTCCCTAATGATTTGACATATAGACGAGTTGGACTTGTCTTAAATCCATATGATTACAATACTTCAACTATTTGTAGTCAGAATACTAGATCTGCTGCTAAAGCAATGATCTTCCCTCAGTCTAGTACTGGTAGTCCTTCTGGAAACTTTGCTCCTGGGGAAACAATCACTCAAGCATCTACAGGTGCGAAGGGATTTGTAGTTTCTTATGATTCTACAACTAAAGTATTGAAATACTATCAGGATTCAACTGATGGTACTGTCAACGGAAACGTAATTGCGTTCTCTGGGGCAAATCAAATTACATCATCACAAAATGCTTATACAGCAACTCCTGATGCAACTATAGGTACATCTGCTGTTCCAGTTACTCAAATCACCATTGGTGTTTCTGTGTATGAATTGGGATTATCATTTGTTACTGGTTATGCGACCCAAGAGATTGAACTTGGATCTGGAGAAATGCTCTACATAGACAATAGGAATCCGATTACTAGATCGGCTGATCAAAATGAAGAAATCAAAGTAGTCATAGAATTCTAAATGGCACAGAACACGAACCTGAATATTGCTCCTTACTACGACGACTTTGATTCGAGTAAGGGCTTTTTAAAAGTCCTATTTAAACCTGGATATCCTGTACAGGCAAGGGAGCTAACAACTCTCCAGAGTTTAATGCAAAACCAGATCGATTCTTTCGGTCAAGGTGTTTACAAAGAAGGTGCTCAAGTAATTCCTGGTGGTATTACTCTGAATAATGATGTTGCATGTGTTGTAATCAATAACGCTTATCTAAATTTAGATGTAGAACTATATCGTGCTTCTCTTGATGGATTAGTTGTTAAGGGATCTACCTCTGGTGTTCGTGGTCGTGTCCTATTCTCAATTAGTGCTGCTACCTCTACTAAAAATCAGATAACCTTTTATATAAATTATTTACAAAAAGCAAACGATAATACTACAAGTACATTTACAGATGGCGAGACTCTTACTTGTGAGAGTGATATAACATATGCGTCTACAACCATTTCATCTGGAACTCCTCTTGCACAGCTGTTAAATTCTGGTGCAAACTCTAAGGGTTCTACTGCTAATGTTGGTACAGGTGTTTACTATGTTAGAGGATATTTTGTTCCTGTAAATGAACAAACACTTATTTTGGACCAGTATGGTACTGATCCATCATATAAAGTAGGTTTAAAAGTAGAAGAGAAAATTATAACTGCTGATGAGGATGCTTCCCTCTATGATAATGCTATAGGTAGCACAAACTTCTCAGCACCAGGTGCAGATAGATTTAAAGTCAATCTAACACTCGTAAAGAAAGCATTAACAGATCCTAACTCTGCTGACTTTATTGAACTTCTTAGAACCAATACTGGTAAGATTCAAAAGAAAGTAGAACGTAGTGATTTAGGATTTATTAATGATGTTCTTGCAACAAGAACTAAAGAAGAATCTGGAAACTATTACGTTAAGAAGTTTGATATAGATACAAGAGAAAACCTTGATGATGGTTTCAATAATGGTGTATATCCATCAACTGCTACTACAGGAGATGGTAATACCCCAACTGAAGATAATATAGCTGTCCAATTATCTGGTGGATCTGCATATGTTTCTGGTTATAGAACAGAGAGATTATCTACAACATATAAGGATGTAGCTAAGCCAAGAACATTTACAGGTGCGGATAATCAGTCTATTACAACTGATATTGGTAACTATGTTTTCTTAACTAAGACTTATGAATTGCCACAAATATATGAAAGTATTGAACTTAGAGATGAAATAATAACTGCACCAGGTACTCCTGCTGGTAATACTATTGGTAAGACTAGAGTACTTAATGCTGCTTATGAATCAGGTACTGTTAATAGTGCCACTACAGTTTATAGAGCTAATATATTAGATACAAAATTCTACACTAGATTAGATTGTCAGGGTGCTGTAAATTGGCATATTGGTGATTTCGTTGTAGGTAGAACTTCTGGTGCTACTGGATACGTAGCAAAGGATGCTAATGGTGGTTCTGCAGCTCCACAAGGATTTCTTATCGATGTAGTAGGTACTTTTACTCAGAATGAGTATTTAGACCTAAACAAAGCAAGTAGTGGAACTCAATTAGGGCAGTTAGCTAATACTGCTGCTGCTGTCACAACTTACGATTTCCGTGATGTAAAATCATATAAGTATGGTACTAATGGTTGTGCTGATGCACAATTAGATGTAAGAGTTGCACTTCCTGGATCTGCTGCTATTATTTCAAACCTTGGAAGTAGTGGTGCTACACAGACTGCTACAATTACAGCACAACTTTCTAATTTCCAAAGTCAACTAAAAGTAGGAGACATCATTGAATTCTCCAACAATAGTGTTGCACAGAAGGTTAAGGTTACTAGTATTACTAGTGCCTATGTAATGGATGTTATTAAGGCTGGTGGTTCTGGTGCAGATCCAATGGCTACAGGATCTATTACTAGTTCTATAATTAGATCTCGTGCTGAGATTAAGGAAGCACAAAAGAATAAGCTTATTACTCCACTTGGGTTTGAAGCAGTAAAGAATACTAATAAGGATAATACTGTTAATCCAGCTGGATACTTTAGAAAGACTATTAGTGGTACAGTATCAGGAACAACCCATGCATTCAATGCTGGTGCTGGACTTGTATTCAAGAATGCTGCAGATAATGATGACTTCATTCTGTCTGTTACTGGTGGTACTAATGAAGGTGATATCTTCCAAGCACCTGGATTTAATGGTACATCAGCTAATGTACAGACTGTCACAGTAACTGGTCTTACTAATGGACAAACTATTGATGTAGTTGCTACAGTATATGCTTCTGATAGATCTGCTAAAGCTAAAACGACTGAAAGGATGAAGATCCTGAAACTCGATAAGAGTGTAGTTGCAGCTGTCAATGGATTAACTCAAGAGAATGCTGAGAATGATGGATATGGATATAGAGTAGATGATGCTAGGATATCTTTGGGATGTAGTGATGTATTCAAGATTAAAGCAATCTATGAATCTACAAATGCAACAGCTACTATCAATGAGATGGTACCCAACCTACAGTTTACCAACTTAGTTGGAACTATATCTGTAGATGATGTTATCACAGGTGATGACTCTGGTTCTAGGGCAAGAGTCGTTTCATACGACAGTACAAACAATAAAGTATACTTTATTCCAGTAGATGACGATAAATTTACAGATGCAGAGACTATAACAGCACCTTCTTCCACTTTCAAAATTGTCACAGGGCAGATAGTTCCTGGTGCAAAAGATATAACTGATAGTTTTGATTTAGATAATGGTCAGAGAGATCAGTTCTATGATTATTCAAGTCTTGTTAGAAAGGCAAATTATGCTGCACCTACACATCAGTGCTTAGTTATATTTGACCGTTTCTTAACTACTGCTGGTGTCAATCCATATACAGTAGATTCATATGCTGATACTGATTATAAGATAATTCCAACTTATGATGAGCAACCATTGAGAGATACTATAGATTTCAGACCACAAGTTGCTGAGAAGCTTGCTGGTTCTGGTTCTGTTGCTTCTCCATGGACACTGAATGGAACAGAATTCTTTGATTATGAATCAAGAGCCTTCACTGGTAATGTAATTGGAGTTCCTGGAATAGGAGATACTACTATTCTAAGTTTACAATATTATCTTCCAAGGATTGATAAAGTCTTTATGAATAAAGACAACGTTGTTCAGGTTGTAAAAGGATCACCTGGAGCTTCTCCAGTCACACCAGAGGATGTTGAAGATGCAATGTTATTAGCAACATTGACATATAAAGCGTATGTCTTTGATGTTGATAAAGATATTGATATTAAAGAAACAAATTATAAGAGATATACTTTCAAAGATATTCAGGTACTTGAAGATAGAATCAAGACCCTAGAATATTACACTCAACTTTCATTGCTTGAAGGTGAAACTGCAAGTATGGAGATTAGAGATACTAGTGGTCTTAGTAGATTTAAGAATGGATTTATCGTAGATAATTTCTCAAGTCTTTCTACAAGTGACACATTACATCCAGATTATAGGGTATCACTTGACTTTGAAGAAGGACAGTTAAGACCTTCTCACTATACAACTACTTTACCTCTTGTTTATTCAACATCATCTACCAATGTAAGAACAACTGGTGATCTAGTAACATTACCATATGATGATACTGTTTTACTTGATCAACCATTTGCATCTGGAGTTGAGAATGTAAACCCATTCAACGTATTCACATATGTTGGAGATATTTCATTATATCCAGAGAAAGATAATTGGGTAGATACTACTAAATTAGCAGGAGTTAAGGAAACTATTGTTGAAGGTAATTTCTTAACAACTATTAGACAATATAATGCTGATCAGAATGGATATACTCCTATTCAATGGAATTCATGGAAAACCACTTGGACAGGTACAAGTATAAGTACGAAAGTTGGTGCTTGGAGGCATAGTGCTAAGAAGAAGCAGTCCAGAACTACAACTACTACAACTACTAAGACTACTAATCAAACTAGAAGTGGTATTAGATATAAGATAACTCCAGTGTTGGAGACTACATCTCTTGGCGACAAGGTTGTATCAGTTGATCATGTTCAGTTCATGCGTTCTAGGAATATTGAGTTTGCTTGTCAAAAACTAAAACCAAGAACTAAGTTCTTTGCGTTCTTTGATGGTATTGCACTTCCTAAGAAACTAATTACACCTAAGATAATGGGACTTGTGAAAGATCCTAATACTGATTCTACAACAAACAGTATTCCTTTCCAAATCGGTGAAACTGTCTATGTTAAGAAAGGAAATGCTAGTACTCAGAAGGGTCAGAATGCATTTAGATTTAAAGCTAGAGTTTCTGCACCAAATGAACAGTATGCTATTAACCCATTAGACGGTACAGATATTAGTTCTACTTCTGATTATACTTCAAACTTAGCATTTATTAATATTGATACTCATGCTCTTGCAGATCAAGCAAAGGGTAGTTACTATGGATCTCCTAAGATCAATGATTATATTATAGGAGAGACTTCAGGTGCTGTTGCTAAAGTATCAAATAAGGATTTAGTTAGTGATAAATCAGGTAGCTTTAGTGCTTCATTCTTTATAGATGCTCCTAATAAAGCAGGTAATCTCACATTTAAGACTGGTACTAAACTATTCAGAATTACTGATGATTCAACTGATAGTAAAGTAATTGGGTTCTCAGATTCTAATGCTGAAGCAGAATTCTCATCATCAGGTATTCATCAGACTACTCAAGAAGATGTTGTTTCTGTAAGGAACGCTAAGGTCACTACAGAAGAGATGAGTGATGCTAGAACTTTAACTAGTTCGAGTAGTACAACTAGTTCAGAGACTAGACACTGTGACCCACTTGCACAAACATTCTTGATTGAAGATGCTGCTCTTGAAGGTGGTGTATTCTTAACTAAGATTGATATATTCTTTAATACTAAAGATGATGAGATTCCAGTATCACTTGATATTAGAACAGTGGTTAATGGTAATCCAACTCAGATTATTGTACCATTCTCCAAAGTAATTAAGAAACCTGCTGATGTATTCACATCTACAGATGCTTCTAAACCCACTACATTCACATTTGAATCTCCAGTATATCTTCCATTCAGAAAAGAACATGCTGTTGTATTGACTTCAGATTCTAATCAGTATAAGGTATTCATCTCTATCCTTGGTAAGGATGCTATTGATGCTGCACATGCTGGTGAGAAGATATCTGAACAGCCATATATCGGTGTACTATTCAAGTCACAGAACGCATCTACTTGGACACCTTCTCAATATGAAGACTTGATGTTCAAGATTTATAGAGCAGAATTTACAAAACCATCTACAGCATCCAATAGTAAACTTGTACTAGAGAACGCTCAACTTGGTGAGGCTAATGGTGGTTACTTAGGTCTTCTACCTAATGCATTACAGTTTACTGCACAGGATGATGAGATCCGAGTATTCCATGGTAACCATGGTATGCAATCAACTCTTAACTATCTAGAACTCAGTGGAGTAGTTTCTGAGGTACCAGAGACAACTCTTGCATCTCAAATTACTGCTTCTGGAACTTCAGCAACATTAACAGATGCATCATTGTTCCACACCACAATGTATGGAACTGCTGGAAACCCAAGTGGTAATTCAGTAAGTGATACGTATCCAGGATTTATTAGGATCTTAGGTGCTGAAGCAGATGGTAGTGGTGATGAAATTATTGCATACAAAGCAATTAGTACTAATACAGTACAGTTTATTACAACTTCACCTAGGAATCATACTGGTTCTGGTGGATCTGCAACTGGTAAAGCACATGCAGCTGGTGCAGTTGTACAATGTTACAATCTTAATGGTATCCCATTGACAGATATCAACAAGACTCATACATCTATTGTGACACTTAATAGTCCACATAGTTATAAAGTAAAGATTACTGGTAAGAAAGCATTAACAACCATGGCTGGTGGTGGTACAACAATGAGTGCCTCTCAGAATGTTGCATGGGATGTTATAACACCATTAGTTAATAATCAGACACAACCACAGTGTAGTATTATTAGTAGAGTTAAAGGTACTCAAGCTACCTCATGTGGTCCTGATTCCGCTGGATCTAATGCTGGACTAGAGACTTCATTCGTTAAAGATACTGCATGGTCAGATGTAACAATCAATGATGAGAATTACTTCCCTGCAACTAAGGTTATTGCTAACCAACTTAATGAAGTTAATAGGATGAGTAATGTTAAATCCTTTACTATGGAGTTAGATTTTGAAACAGATGTAACTCATTTATCTCCTGTTGTTGATATAACTGCTATTGCTACATTAACATCTGCTAATATTATTAATAATATTGTACCTACTGCAGGTATTGGTGGAGAATGTGCTGCTAATTACATCACTAAAGTTGCAAGAATGAATAAGAGTGCTAGTGGACTTAAGGTTATGCTTGCTGCTAATACTTGGACACAATCTGAGATTAGACTTATGTATAAATTGATCCCTGTTGGTTATTCAGGTAATGTTGATGATCTCAATTTCGAGTTCTTTAACACCACTGGTATACCAGATAGCGGTCAGTTAGTTCCACAAAATGATTTAACTACGTTTACTGATTATGAGTACACTGTAGATGATGCTGCTGAGTTTGATGGTTTCCAAGTGAAGATCAGTCTTCTTGCTTACGAACAGCCATACATACCTAGAGTTAAGGATTTCAGAGCGATTGCTCTTGCATAAATGATTGAAGAACTTGAACTAATCCCTGTTGAAGGTCACACAACCCTCGGTAGGGATTCTTATTCTAATGCTATTTTGAATACTGATGATAGTGGATATGATGCATATAAGAAAGCTCGTGCTGATGCAAGGAATAAAAGTAGAGAAATGGAAACTTTAAAGAGTGAAGTAGCAGAACTCAAGGAGATTGTAAAAAACTTAGTCCAGAAAGCAGATAAATAGATTTAAGCTAAATAATAATTAGGATTCTTTTAGAGAATGGCTTCTGCTGTATCCAATCTACTGATTTATCAAGGTTCTGATTTCATTATCGATTTCAATATCGAGAATGATAATGGGACGGTATTTAACCTAACTGGGTATACAGTGGCTTGTAAAATAAAGAAGCATTACACAAGTAGTACGTCCACTACTGTAACTGCTGCAATTCTATCTCCCGCAACTAGTGGGCAGATTCAATTATCTCTCACAAATGGACAAACTGCCGCAATGAAGTACGGCAGGTACGTATATGATGTCGTTATTACCGCAACTTCTGGTATAAAATCCAGAGTTCTGGAAGGTTCTGTAAGCGTACTTGAGGGGGTAACCGTCTAATGGCAAGACTCAGATTTGGAGATCAATCAGTACCAAGAGTAACACGAGTAGCCACAGGTGGTGGCGGTGGTACTATTGGTGGTATGTCTGATGTTGATCTCACAGACGTATCTCAAGGTGGAATTGCGGATGGCGCAGTTCTGGTTTACGACCAAGCCAACACAAAATTTGTTCCAACAAACGTTCTCAATAACATCACTATCAACGGGGGTAGCTTCTGATGGCATCAAATATACTCATCAAAAGGAGTACTGGATCAACCGCACCAGGCACCATTACATATGGTGAATTAGCATTAACTACAGGTGCTAACGGTACACAGGCAAATGCGGGTGACCGTTTATTTGCTGGAGATAATAACGGTGCTGCTCAGGTAGTAGGTGGTAGGTTCTTCACTGACATGCTCGATCATGTTCATGGAACTGTCACTGCTTCTTCTGCGGTTCTTGTAGACAGTAACTCAAAGGTAGATACTTGGAATGTTGATGACATTAACTTAAATGCTAATGTTATTACTACTGCCACCACAGATGCTGACTTAATATTCAGAGCAAATGGTACAGGTAAACTTGTCATTGAAGATGGACAAGAATTAGAATTTGGTACTACAGGTGATGTAGAGTTTGTATTCAATGACTCTGACGCTGTTGTAGACATCAAGCGTGTAGCAGGTACCCCCGACTTGCGTATCGCTGACGATATGAAGCTTCATTTTGGTACTGATAAGGATTCTTCCGTATACTATGATGAGGCAGCTTCAGATAAGTTACAAGTAGAAGGTGCTCATTGGAACTTTGCTACAGGTGTCTTATTAAACGTTGCTGATACTACTGATGCTTCAAACGTATCAACAGCAAGTACAACATTTGAAGGTGGTATTGGTGTTGCTGCAACTGCATGGGTCAAAGACCTTAAGGTTGATGACAATACAACATTGGGTACTGCTAATACTGATATTCTTACAGTTAATGCAACTACAACGTTCCACAACGGTGTAACATTCAATGGTCAAACAACCATTACTGGTAGCACATCCCAGACTGGTTCTATTGAAATAGACAACCTTAAGATGGATGGAAATACACTTTCCACTATTAATAGTATACAAGAATTGATTATTGACCCATATCCTGCAGGTGGAGACGCTGATGGTTTGGTCATAATTAAAGGTGACCTTCAAATTGATGGTACAACAACGACTGTTAACTCTGCTTCAATGAGTGTTAACGATCCTACCATTGAATTGGGTGATCCTACTACACCTGTAACAGTTAAAACTCTTGCTACCTTTGCAGGTAACGCAACAGTTGATGTTGTGGTTGATGCTGTAGAACAGTTACAGGCTGGTGATGCAATCACTGGTACTGGTATTCCTGGTGGTACAACTATTGCTTCTATTAACGTAGGAACAAAAACACTTACATTAAGTGCAGCAATTACTGCTGACCAAGTTGTTGGTGCTACATTAGTTACTGTCAGAGGTGCTGATGATGCAATGGATCGTGGTGTTAAAGTACACTACAATGCATCTGGTACTAATAAGTTTGGTTTCTTTGGTTATGATCGCACAGGCGGTTCTGATACTGCTGGTGCTTGGACATTCATCGAGGAAGCAACCGACACAGGTACTGTATTCGGTATAACTGGTAACCGTGGTACTGTCGTTATTGGTGATCTTGAATTAGACACTGATCTTGAAGTACAATACGGTGGATCTGGTGCTTCTACCTTTACTGCAAATGGTATTCTTTACGGTAATACTGCAAGCCCATTGCAAGTAACAGCAGCTGCTAATATGGCATCTCCTGGTACAGGGGCTGATGCAACAACTTCATATCAGGTACTAACAGTTTCGGCTGCTGGTGTTCCTGTATGGACAAACACTATTGACGGTGGAATTTTTTAAAATTAATGAATCATGAACGTACAAATTGTTATTGCTACATTACAGAAGAAAATCTCTGAATTGATACTGACTAACGTGATGTTAGAGGCGCAAATAAGCGACTTACAAAGTCAGTTAAATAGTATGAATCAAGAACAACAAACTGAGAATGCTCTAGATGGCAACGAGAATCAAGCTAAAGAGATCGACGACGGCAGCAACCGTCCCGACGACTTCTAATTTAGATGACGGAGAAGTTGCGCTTAATATAGCGGATCGAAAGTTATACGCTAGAAATGGCGGCAATATAATAGAAGTAGCAAACCAGAAACCCAATACGGGTGAGGTTGTTACTACGATGTTATCCACTGACATTACAAATGGTCAGGGGAAAACTTGGTATGTTGCTACAGTAGGTTCAGATACAACAACTCTTGCTAATGGTGGTGCTGCAGGAAAGCATCCAGACACCCCATTCTTAACAATAACAAAAGCACTCACAACTGCTACATCTGGTGATACTATTATAGTTGCACCTGGTGAATATCAGGAAGTCTTCCCAATGACTGTTCCTGATGGGATAACTCTTCGTGGTACTAATTTACGTTCTACTCAAGTTAAGCCAACTGGACCTACAGCGTCTAACACTGCGTTTATACTTGAAGGTGATACACATGTATCAGATTTAACTATTAAAGATTTTTTATATGATTCTGGAAATGATGATGGATATGGATTTGAATTAGCAGCTTCTACTAGTGCTAATAAGAGTCCTTACATTGAAAGAGTTACTGTAAGTACTAAAGGTAGTGTAACTTCTGGTTCTGATCCTTATGGATATTCACAAGGAGACGCTGGACGTGGTGCTAAATTAGATGGTTCTAAAATTGCAGCTGCATCACAACATGCAGCAGTACTCTTTAATGAGTGTACATTCATTACACCAAATCAAGTTGGTGTACTTTGTACTAATGGTATTCGTGTTGAGTGGTTAAATTCTTTTTGTTATTTTGCTTCTGTTGGTATACAAGGTCTTCAGGGAGCAACAGGTAAGTTCGGTACTGGTAAAACTCGTTTAAAACTTGGCGGTACTAGTGGTACATTTAGTGCTGCAGAGGTAGCATATCAGTTAGAGGACAGTTTCCAATCTGGTACATATGCAAGATCAGGTACAACCGTTACCTTAACAAGAACTGCACATGGTTTATCAACTAATGATTACATCTATGCAGATTTTATCAGTGGTGGTGCTACAGATAACTTCTATCAAGTTACTAAAGTAGATGCTAACGTTGTTACATTTACTGATAGTGCATCTGGAACAATTGCTTCTGGTAACGTAACATATAAGAAAGTAGTTGCTCGTGGTGTCCTTGACAGCAATGATGGTACTTATGTTTATATTGATGGTAAGGGAACAGGCGCATTTATAACTACAACCAAAGCAGTAAAGACTACTAGTAGGTTTGGTGACACACAGATTGATACTAATCAAAAGAAATTTGGTACTGCATCAATCTTATTAGATGGTACTGAGGATGCTCTAAATGTACCTACAATTGAAGATTTTGGATTTGGTACTTCTAACTGGTGTCTTGAAGCATTTATTAGACCCAACAGTGTAAGTGGTGTACAACATATATTTGACTTAAGAGATACTAATGCTACAGATACTGCCCCCAAACTATATCTGAATGGTACTACACTTCACTTTGGTGTAGGTAACGCTTCAGTTCGTAGTGGCGGTACTCTTGCTACAGGTACTTGGTATCATGTTGCAGTTGCAAGAAATGCTGGAACAACAAAATTATTCCTAGATGGAGTAGAATTAGGTACTGGTGCAGATACTAATGATTATGGATCTACTAAACCAATAAGGATTGGTGCAAACTATGCCGCTACTCCTGCTGAAGAATTTGATGGTCATATTGATGAAGTAAGAGTTAGTAAAGGTGCTGCTAGATTCACAGGTGCATTCACTCCCACAACAGGTGAATATAGCTCTGATCTTAATACGGTACTATTGCTTCATGCGAACGGTGACGACGCTACTACGACCTTCACAGACACCTCTGGTGGTATAAGTGATGTACGATCTAGTGGAGGAGATTCTGCTACTTCTGTGATCACTGCTGACTATTCACAATTTGGTTGTGAGTTACGTTCAGTTGGTTCTGCCAATGTATATGGACTTAAAGGTGCTCAAGCCGATGGTTCTGGTTGTAAGATAATTCTTACCGCACATAACTTTGGTTATGTTGGTGCTCAAGCAGACTATACCAATGACCCTTCACTTGCAGTTCAAGCAAATGAAGTTGAAGAATTAAATGGTGGTAAGGTACTCTATTCATCAACTGACCAAGACGGTGACTTCCGTGTTGGTGAAGCTTTTTCAGTTGATCAAGAAACTGGAAACGTATCATTCCAAGCAACATCTCAAGCACAGTCTGCTGCAAACATCACATTAAGTGATGGAACTGGTACTACAAACATTTACCCTGCTTATATTGAGACAGGTAATTTACGTCTTGCAGGTAACAGTCTTACTTCTACAACAGGTCAGGTAATTGTTGACCCTGCTGGTAACGAAGACTTTGTTGTTAACGCTGAAACAATTGTTAAAGAGGCAGTTTACTTTGATGTAAACAAATCTGTTGCTTTTGGTAGCGTAACTCAAGGTGCTCTGAATATTACTGGATTTAATGACAGTACATTATTTGGTTCATCTGAAGCATCTTGTTTCTCTACAAGATCTTTCGTTGTAATGAAGAACGGTCTTGGAACCGTCACTCTTACTAATGCTGGTACTGGATATGTTGGTGGTGTACAACCTATTGAAGTTACAACTAACCCATTCCAACTTGCTACTGCTACATGTACCCTTTCAACAGATGGTGCATTAAAAAGTCTTACATTAACAGCTAGAGGAAGTAATTATACTGCTAATCCTACTGTTACATTTACTGGTGGTGGTTCTCTAGGTGGTGGTGCTGCGTCAACTACATTAGGTCAAGCAGGTATTCTAAACTCTATTGGTATACAAACTGGTGGTGCAAACTATTCTGGTCCTACTGGTGTTGTAGATGCTCCTCAACAAAATCTTTATACTGGTGATGGCACATATCAAGATGCTAATAGTGCTACTCAAAATACTGTAGATGTAACTGCAAATACTATTCGTATTGAGAACCATTCCTTTGAGACTGGGATGGCTTGTACTCTTGATTCACAAACTATAGATCCTGCTGCAACTGCTCCTGGTGGACTTGCTCACAATGGTTCATATTTTGTTATTAGAGTAGATAAAGATTTTGTTCAATTAGCAACTACTTTAGGTAATGCTAATTCTGGAACTGAAATTGATATTACTAGCACAGGTACATTAGATCAATTCCTTATTGGTACTACTGCAACTGTAACTATCAGTCAAACTGGTGGTGTTATTGATGGATTCACTATTACTGATGCTGGTAGTGGATATCAAAACTCACCTGCTATTACAATAAGTGATTCTGGAACAGGTGCTGGTGCTGCTGTTACAACTACATTAGGATTTTCAGTTGATATTATAACAGTTGGTCAAGGTGGTGTATATACATCTGCACCAACAGTAGGATTTACCCTTGGTGCTGGAGATACAACTGGATCTGGTGCTACTGCAACTGCAGTTATTGGATTTCCT